GAGTACGTATTGCTTGCTTACGTCAGTTTCAGAAGAATATAGCAGATAGCTCGTATCAACTTCTGATTGACTTAATCCAGCAATATGGCTTTTCGGAGTTCGTCTGGACAAACGATACTATTACGAACACCAATACTGGCTCAACTTTCATTTTTAAGGGTTTGGATCGCAATGTAGAAACCACCATCAAATCGCTCGAAGGTATTGATATAGCGTGGATTGATGAAGCTCAGACTATTACTCTTAAATCAATACGTATTCTCAATCCAACTATTCGTAAACCTGGTAGCAAAATTATCTGGACACTAAACCGCCTCACCGACCTTGACCCTGTAATTTCCTATTTCATCACTAACCCACCACGTAAAGATGTCTGGCATTTAGAAGTAGATTATCGAATTGCACAGAAAAATGGCTGGCTCTCTAACGAAATTCTTTATGAAATTGAACAAGCTCGAATAAATCACCCAGAAGATTACGCTCACGATTATTTAGGTAAGGCGCTCGCTATTTCAGATAAAAATATCATCCAGACCGCCCAAGTAATTGAGGCGATGGGGAGAGAAGTTGACGACGAAGGAGTAATTGAGGTCGGGGTGGATGTGGCTCGTCTTGGTGGAGACCGGACTGTGTTTGTGAAGCGAAAAGGTCTGAAAGAAATTGGACGAGCCTCGTTTACTAAAAAACGTACAACCGAGGTTTGTGATCTATTAGTCAATTTTATTGGTGCGGACAAAGATATCCTAATTAAAATCGATGATACTGGCGTAGGTGGTGGCGTAACGGACGAAATGATCGCAAGAGGTTATAATGTGATCCCGATCAACTTCGGGGCTAAAGCTTCAAATCCTGACAAATACCCTAATCTAATCTCTGAAGCTTGGTTTTATTTACAATCTATCATTGACCAAATTTCAATCACAAATGACAAAGATTTATTAGTGGAGTTATCGAACCGTGAATGGAAGATGGATAGCAAAGGGCGTAGGGGTGTTGAGAGTAAGGATGACTACAAAAAACGAGGCTTCCGCTCACCTGACCTAGCAGATGCTACAATACTATGTTTTTACACTCCACCTGAGCCGCCAAAAATCGAATATGGCGGTGTGATTATCGGCTAGATATAACATTTTTGCTTCACGGATTTAACAAAAATCGTTTTTCTACCTCTGTTAAATTGCTTCATATATATTCAACTATACAAGTAAAGATATAACATTATCGCTTTATTCATCTGCCACCCTGTATAAACGCATAATTTGCTACAAGGAAATATTTCATGTTTAATAAAATTAAGAGCTTATTCAATACAAAATCAAAATCAGCATTATATGATACTAGCTCTCATCCTGCTGGTTATTATCGCCCAATGCCACTTGCTTATAGTTTTTATAAGGGCAACAGTTATGATAATACCTATCCGTCAATCAAAGCGATTGTCAATAAATTCATCGTTATTAGACCGTACGCGATAGACGCTAATGGTAAGCCAGTCAAAGAAAGCAATATCGTTAATGCGCTTTATCATCCAAATAAGCAGATGTCGGCAACAGACTTTCGTGAAGCCTTGGCAGTCATGGCACTGGTTCACCCAAAAGTATATTTACTTTTGTGGCATTATGAAGGTAATACGGCTTATGCTGGTGGTGATATCACGGAGGACAATTTTGCTGGTCTGACATTTTTGGAAGGCGTGAGTGAAGTCGTTAGTGGTGGTAAGAAATATTATCAATGTAGTGGTTCAACCTACGGCGAGAATGAAGTAATCGAAATCTATTCAGGCTATGATCCGTATAATCTCAGCCGTGGTTATGCCCCAAGCAATGCCATCTCCAAATGGGCTAATGTTGACGATTATATAGCCGCTTATCAAGCAGGCTTCTTTGAGAACGGTGCTGTGCCAGCTGGTCAATTTATTGTTACAGCTAAAGACAGAGCGCAATTTGAAGATATTGTTAGTAAAATGCAAAGTTCGCATCGTGGAAGTGGTAGAAATAATAATGTTATCTATTCTCACCGTCCTATTGACCCTGCAACTGGAGCTGCAACATCTGCACAAATTGAATGGGTACCGTTTTCTCAATCGAATAAAGACATGTCGCTTGATTCCGTTTTTAAGCAGGCTAATGATAAGATTGATAGCGCTTTTGGTGTGCCAGCTTCAATCCGTGGCGTAAATGATAATAATACTTACGCTTCAGTCCGTGTTGATGAGCAAATCTTCATAAAATACACTGTTGAGCCATTTGCGACTAAGATTTACTCCAGACTCACTCATGAACTTAATCGAGTTACTGGTGGTCTTGGTTATGCTATTACATTTGATTTAGATATTCCTGGCATTGCTGATGAGGAAAAAATCGATGCAGAACGAAAAATGACTGAGTTTAATTTAATCAACCAGGCAGTGATGAATGGCTACTCACTCGATTCAGTAGTTGATGCTTTTAATCTATCTAAGGGCTACAAACTGCTTAAACAAGGCTATGTCAAGCCAGTTATCGTGAATGATAAACCAGAAGTAGACGAAGGTGATGAAGTAGAAGACGCTCCTGATTCAACACAGTCTAATGATGCGGATAAAAATAAAACTATTGATGTCAACCAAGAAAAACATCTCGATCACTGTACTTGTAGTCATAAGGCTCATACCCCAACCAAACAGGAACAGAAGTTTATTGATGATGTTTCGTCTGTTTTGAGAGACCAGATGAACCGTCAAATTGAACGAGCGATTGAGAATAATGAACTTAATAAAGACGTAAGCGATATTGACGAGGAAGAAGCCAACAAAACTGCACAGGAAATTCTAGCGTTCATTATTGCTTACATGTTAGTAAGGGGTCAAACAACCTACACAGAGGGTATTGCATTACTTAAAGCAAATAATATCCCGATTGACGCTACTTCTGAATTTATCTTATCAACTCTAACTCGTGCTGATTATCAGGCATATTTAATAAATGTAGCAAAATCTTACTCTAAAGAAACTGCAGAAAGCATTCGTAATGTTTTGGCTCAAGGTCAGGAAATGGGGCTAAATAAAGAAGAATTAGCCACTCGACTCCGTGAGATTATGAATACTGACGAATGGAGAGTGCAGAGGTTAGCGCGCACCGAAGAACATCGTTCTGCTAATAAATCCAGTGTTGATGCGATGAGCCAGTTAATGAATGAAACGGGTACTAAGATTTACAAGGTATGGCACACTGTTTCCGCAAATCCATGTGAGTTTTGTCAGGCTATGAATGGTAAAAGAGAACTCGTAACAGACTCATTCTTACCAAAAGGTGGAAACGTTGTTGGGACTGATGGTGGTATTTTTAATAATAACTTTGTGGATGTCGATGCGGCAGACCTACATCCAAATTGTCATTGTCGTGTTAAATATGAAGTGGAGAAGTGATGAAAATCAAATGTCCGCACTGTGATAGATATCTGTTTGAAACAGATAACACATTGATTGTTCAAAATGTAAAATGTTCATATTGCAAAAAGCGTTTCAATCTCAAGGTTGTAACGCCTCAATCGTCTGAGGCTGATATTAGACTGAAAATAGATTAAAGAATTGGCGGTTCACTCCAAGTATATTTAGCTAGACAGAAATTATATTTGTCTTTAGGATGTAGTTTGTTTTGGCAATCTTTAAACGGAATTGGCATCTTCTCTTCTGCATCTTTAATTTTAATCTTTTTACCATACCTAGACCTACAAATTTCACAGCAACTATTACTAGACACATATATATAATCTTGCCCAGGATTATTTAACATAATCATGAGCTTACAATAAGCAATATTATTTTCGACACTAGACTCTAATAGTGATCTAGGGTCTCTACCACAATCATTTTCATATATTGCGACCAAATGTTCCAGTCGCTCTACTGCTTTTATCATCCTTAATGGATCATTTGATAGAGTATCTGGAAATCTTCGCATTATATCCCATATCACATCACGAGAAGCTGGTTCAACTGGAAAAGACTTGCGCCGACTCTCCAAAATATTTCTTGCAAATTCAACAGTTATATCGAAGTCTGGCATATCAAGCATATGAGAAAAACAATCCGCCG